CAGGCACCGTCGGCGCCGGCCTCACCGAGGCCGCCCTGAACCAGAACAGCGCCCTCCCCGCGTGCACCGCGTTCAACTCGCACACCTCCACGGGCCCGACGATCGTCGACCTCGGCTACCGGTGGTCGCTCGGTGCGGCGATCGGATCAGGGGTGATCTGGACGTTCGCGCCCAACGAGCTCGTCTCGAACATCGGAGTCGCGAACGGGATCGGCGTGTACTGCCCCACCGGGACAGGCCAGGTGCTCGACTGCTACCTGAAGTGGGTGGAGTGAGTAATGGGGGTACTAGGACTCACTTGCCAGACGAATAACGGTCAGTAAATGGCTGCGGCCAGGGCCGTCCCGCAGCCGCTCCAGAAGCCGCCTAGCCCACGCTCCTATCTTCCACCGGCCGCCCCCGCGGGCACCACCAACCCGCAAGCGCTGACCGGGACCGCTGTCGTGGTGACCGCGACGGTCAGCCGGACGGCCGCGTTCGCTCGCACCCTCACCGCCACAGCTGTCGCTGTGACTGCCACGGTGGTGCGGCTCGTCAACGCCACCAGGACGGCGACCGCGGTGGCCGTGACCGCCGCACGGGTGCTGCAAGCGTTGAAGCCGTTGACGGCGACGAGCTCGGCCGTGACCGTGTCGCTGGTCGTGAGCCGCGCCTACCTGCGAGCCCTGACCGCCACCACGGTTGTCGTGACCGCGTCGATGGTGCGACAGGTGGGGAAGCCGCTCACGGCGACGGCTGTTGCAGCGACGGCCACTCTCGCCCGGGTTGCCGCCCACCTCCGGGCGCTGACCGCGACCACCGTGGCGGCCACGGCCACGCTGGTCAAGCAAGCGAACAAGCCTTTGACGGCGACCGCGGTGGCGGTGACGGGGTCGCTGCTCGCGCTCAAGGTGATCCACAAAGCCGTGACGGCGACCGCTGTTGCCGTCACCGCGACGATGGTGCGTCAAGCGGGCAAGCTCCTGACCGTCACCGTCGCCGCCTCCGCCACCCTCGTCAAACAGATCAACAAGGCGCTCACCGCTACGGGTGTCGGGGTCACGGCGTCTGTCGCCGCGATCCGGGTGTTCCTCCGAGCCCTGACCGCGACCGCCGTCGGCGTGACGGCGACGATGACCCGGCAGGCTGGCAAGCTGCTCACCGCAACAACTGTCGCTGCCACAGCCTCGAGCGTGCGCCAGGTAGCGAAGGCGGTCACAGCCACCACCGTCGCCGCCTCGGCGTCGATGGTCCGCCGCACCGCGAAGCTGCTGTCAGCCGCTGTAACGGTGACCGCGACTCTGGGCGCGTCGTTCGTCTCGGGCGCCGGATCGGTGTTCCCGCAGGCGCTGACCGTGACGGTCGCCGTGACGGCGACGATGCAACGCCAGATCGGGAAGCTCGTTACGGCCACCGTCGCAGCCACCGCGACGATCACCCGGCAGGTGGGGAAGCCGCTCACCGCCACAGCGGTCGCTGCCACGGGTGTCGTTCAGAAGCAGATCGGCAAGCCGCTCACCGCCACGACGGTCGCTGCCACGGCGACTCTGGTCGCGATCAAGGTGATCCTCCGCACCCTGACCGCCACGAGCGTCACGGTCACGGCGACGATGGTGCGACAGGCAGGGAAGCCGCTGCAAGCCACCACGGTGGCGCTGACCGCGACGATCACCAAGCAGACGACCAGAACCCTGCGCGCGACGAACGTGGCCGTCACGGCGTCCCTGACGGCGGTGCGGGTGTTCGTCAAGGCGCTGACCGCGACCGCGGTGGTGGTGACGGGGTCGATGGTGCGACGCACGAACAAGGCGGTCACGGTCACGGTCGCTGTGACCGCGGCGATGACGAAACGCATCACGAAGACCCTGCTCGCGGCAACCGTCGCCGTCACAGGTGTGCTCAGCGCGGTGTTCACCGGGATTGCCACCCTCGTCACCTATTTCTTCGACTCACCGAGCCCCACCGACGCCGAGTTCAGAGGCGCACCGGGAGCGCACGAATACGACACCGGCACACCCAGCGCGGCGGGCATCGGCGGCCACCTTTCAGCGACCGTCTACGACTCGCCTTCGCCGTCCGTCGCATCAGGTGTTGAGGAGGACGATGTGAAGCTCCTGAAGTTCGGCCCGTTCAACTACAACACGCCGGGGATCAGTAGCGTCGGCGTCGCGTTCTACACGCCGACCATCGGCGACGTGATGGTCGGCCTCGCGTTCGAGATCACGACAACGTGGGACGGCGTCGCCCCGCACGCGGACGTCGGGCAGGGCACATCGGGGACGGGCCTTATCAACGACACCGGGGTCGAGACGTTCGGGTATCCGCTCGGCCAGTTGACTCCCCTGAATGCCGCGACCTCGATGCTCGGCCCCGGCCTCGGCGAGTACGGGAGCATGTTCCGGTTCACGACAGCCGACCCGCTCAAGGTGTGGGTCACGCAGAACGCTGTGCTGGGAGCCCCGGCACCGGGCGGAACGCGGGGCTCGCTGATGATCTACATGGAGATCGCGACCCCAGTCGCGGGCTAGGAGGCCCACATGACCTCAAGCCTTCTGTTCTGGGTCGGGAACCGCAACCCGAGCCTCACCGAAACGATCACGTCGGGCGGCGTTGCGGTTGACCTGACTGGCGCGACGGTGGTGTTCAAGGCGCGCCCCGTCGGCGGCAACCCAGTCACCCTCACCGGTAGCACCGTCGTCGTGAGCGCCCCCGCTGGAACCGTCCGGTTCGACTGGGCCGCCGGGGACATCGGTACCGCCATGACCGTCGGCCAATACCTCGTTTGGTGGCAGGTCACCGTCGGCGGGAAAACCCAGGACATGGCCGAGGCGCTCATCGATGTCCGCGACCACGCCGCCCTCACACCGCCCGCCTACGTCGAGCTCGAGCAGTTGAAGTCGTCGCTGACGATGACGGGATACAGCTTCGCCGACCAGGACCTCCTGCTCGCCGCGGGCGCCGCCTCGAGGGCGATCGACAACATGTGCGGCCGCCGGTTCTACCTCGACGCGGACGCGACCGGGGTCCGCTACTACCAGCCCGACCCGAGCGCCCGGATGATGCTGATCGACGACCTCCCCGCCCCGCCGGCGAGCGTCGCCGTGGACCGGGACGGCGACGGCGTCTACGAGGAAACCTGGGTGAACGGCACCGACTACACCCTCGAGCCGTTGAACGCCCCCGCGAAATATTGGCCGTACGAGCAGCTGAGGCTCCGCTGGCGCACCGGCAGGTTCTTCCCGTTCCTGACCGAGAAGAGCGTGAAGGTGACCGGCCAGTTCGGGTGGCCGCATGTCCCCGCGGACATCCAGACGGCGACGGCGATCGTCGCTTCGAAGTTGGTGAAGCGGACGCGGGAGGCGCCGTTCGGGATCGTCACGTCGGGGACGGATGTGGGGGTTGCGATGCGGATCGTCCGGTTCGACCCCGAGGTTCACCCGACGATCGCGAACTACATCCGCCCGTTCGTCGTCTAGGGCTGGCAGTTCTCGCGGTGCTCACGCTGCGCCTTGCGGAGCGCCTCGGCTGTGTTCCCCGAGACGCAGGTTCCGCAAAAGTCGCACCGCAACGCGGTAACGAACAAGTGGCCCGACCAGCCATCGGCGACAGGGAACCATTCGGTGGTCGCCACATAGGTGCGGAAGGGGCTGCTCATGGCTGCTGATCCTATCGGTGCGATCCGCGCGGGGCTCGCGAGGAACCTGGGCGTCATCGACGGCTGGCAGGTCAGCGCCTACGTCCTCACCAACCCGACGCCCCCCTGCATCCATGTGTTCCCCGCCGCCGCAACCTACGACCTCGCGATGGTCCGCGGCCTCGACTCACTGCCGTTCACCATCCAGGCATTGGCGGGCGCGTTCACCGACCAGGCCGCCCAGATGAACCTCGACCAGCTCCTCGCACCATACGGCCCGACGTCGGTGAAACAAGCGGTCGAAGCAGACCGGACACTGGGTGGCGCGGCGCAGTCGCTCCAGGTGACCGACTCGACCGGGTACGTGCAGCTCGTCAGCGGCGGGTCGCCGACGCTGATGGCGTCATGGACTGTCCTGATCCTCGCGAAAGGAGCGTAAATTGGCGACCCTCACCACCCAAGTGATCAATCGACTGGGCACCGTCGTCACCCCGGTGGCCGCCACGGCCGGCGGCGACGCGATGGCGTGCTCGCTCGACAACTTCCTGATGGTCGTGAACGGCGGCGGCAGCAGCATCACCGTCACCCTCGCGATCCCCACCGGCGTGTCGCAGTACCCGAACGTCGTCTACACCAGCACCGTCGTCACGGTCGTGAACGCGACCACCCGGTACATCGGGCCGATCAACGCGTCCCTGTACCAGGACCCCACCACGGGGCTGTGCACGATCACCTACAGCGGCGTCACCACCGTCACGGTGGCCGCCGTCGCCTGTCCCGGACCGTAAAGGAGGCTGACGATGGCAGAACCAAAGAAATGGACGCTGCTGCAGCCGGCGATCGACGCCGAGCAGGCGTGGCTCGTCGGCGACAAGCAGGCCGGCGACGAGTTCGACCACGACTTCGAGACCGAAGACACCGAACGTGCCGTGATCGCCGCAGGGTGGGTCGAGCCGGCCGACACGAAGGGAGGCAAGAAGTAGATGGCCATTCTGATCCTCACGAACGCCTACGTCAGCGTCAACGGCGTCGACCTGTCGAACCACGTGAAGACGGTGTCGATCAAGACGACGGACGACCAGGTCGAGATCACCGCGATGGGCGCCACCGCCAAGGCGTATGCGAAGGGGCTGGGCGACGCGAACATCACCGTCGAGTTCTTCCAGGACTTCGCCGCCGCGAGCGTCGACGCGACGCTGTTCCCGTTGAAGGCGTCGTCGACGCCGTTCACCGTCGGTGTGCGTCCTGTGAACGGGGCGAGGTCGGTGACGAATCCGGAGTACCAGATCACCGCTCTCCTGTTCGGCTACGACCCCGTGGACGGCGCCGTGGGTGCCGCCTCGTCGACGTCGGTGACGTTCGCGAACGCGTCACAGACCGGCATGAGCCGCCTCACCGCGTAGCGATGCCCGGAACGGAGGGCACCGTCTATGTTCGCGGTCTCCGCGAGCTGAACCGCGACCTCGGCCGGCTCGACAAGACCGTCCAGAGGGAGCTGCAGGCGGCTCTCCGTGTCGTCGCGGAACCGGTCGCGGTGACGGCCCGGTCGAACGCTGAGAAGTTCGGCCCGGCGGTTGCGGACCAGATCAGGGCGGGATCGTCGCGGGGCCAGGCGGTCGTCCGCCAGAACGCACGGAGGACGACCGGGAAGCGCCCCGACTTCGGGGTGACGGTGATGACGAAAGTGCTGATCCCGGCCCTCGAAGAGAACGAAGAAGTGATCGTGAAGGGCGTCGAGGCGATGCTCGACACGATCACCCTCGGCAACGGGTTCCACTAAGAAAGGGGGTCGCAGGGTGGCGAAGCTTGTCATCGACGGCATCTTCGGGCTCGACGGTGAATACGAGACCGACTTCACGTATTTCACGAACCGGGAGTGGCGGACGATCAAGGAGATCGCCGGGGTCAGGATGGGCGAGTTCAACGAGGCGATCGAGGCGAACGACAACGACCTCATCGTGGCGCTGGCGGTGATCGCATTGCGGCGCCGCAACATCGACGTGAACGTGGAGGCCCTGTGGGAAGCGAAGATGGGGAAGATCACGTTGGACGCCGAGGAGGCTGATGCTCTCCCCCCGGCCCGGAGCGGGACCGACGCGACCACCGTCGAGCCCGAGCATGGGCCAGCTTCTGCTCCACTTTCCGTAGTGAGTGGGGACGGTGGCCCGGCGACGAGCCCGGCTGCTACTGGCACCCAGGGCTAGGCCACTGGTGCCACCTATCGGTGGCCGACATCGACGAGCTGAGCCCGCAGACACTGGATTCGTGCCGGGTGTTCATCGACGCGATGACCAAGGGGTGATGTGATGGCGTCGCGCACCTTGCAGGTCGAGATCACGGGGGACGCGTCCTCGCTCGAGCGCGCCTTCGCCAAAGGCCAGAGGTCATCCGAGTCGTTCGGGTCGCGGCTCGGGGGATTGGGGAAGATCGCCGCGCTCACCGCCGGCGGTGCCGCCCTCGGCGGCCTCTTCGAGGTTCTGAAAGTCGGTGTCACAAGGTTCGATGACGGGCAGAAGGCCGCCGCCCAGACCGCCGCCGTCCTGAAGTCGACGGGATCCGCCGCGGGCGTGACTGCGAAACAGGTCGAAGAGCTCGCCCACACCATGCAGGGCAAGACCGGCATCGACCGGGACACGATCCAGTCCGGCGAGAACGTGATCCTCACGTTCCGGAACATCCGCGACGAGGCCGGCAAGGGCAACGACATCTTCACCAGGACGACACGGGCGACCCTCGACCTGTCCGTCGCGATGAAGGAGGATCTGAAGTCGGCGTCGGTGCAGGTCGGGAAGGCATTGAACGACCCGTTGAAGGGGATGACGGCGCTGCAACGCGTCGGCGTTCAGTTCACCGCGCAGCAGAAGGAGACGATCAAGGCGCTCCTCGATACGGCCGGCGCGGCGAAGGCGTCCGCGGCGACGCTGAAGGCCGCGCAGACCGAAGTCGCAGCGGCGACCCGCGCGGTCGCGACTGCACAGAACGGCGTCGAGGCTGCAACCCGCAGAGTGGAGGCTGCGCAGGTCGCGGAGGAGGCGTCGGCAAGGGCTGTGACAGCAGCCCAGGACGCGCTCGCCGCCGCGGAGCAGCACGTCACCGATGCGAAGGACAAGGTGACGGCGGCGACGCAGCACGTGAAGGACGCGCAGCAGGCCGAGGTCGACGCCGCGAACCGCGTGAAAGACGCGCAGGCCGCGCTGATCGACTCGGCGACTCGCCTGAAGGACGCCGAGACGGCGCACGGCGACGCGCTCCGTGGCGTCACCGACGCGGAGCACAATCTGGTTGACGCGCAGAACGCGTCGAAGGCCGCCCAGGAAGGATTGACGCAGGCCAGGATCGACGCGACGAACGCGCTGATCGACATGGCTAACGCGACGATCGACGCGCAGTACAGCGCCCAGGATGCCGAGCTCGCGCTCGAGCGCGCCCAGGAACGCTACGACAAGGTGATGGCCGACAGCACGTCGACCGACCTCGACAAGCGCGAGGCCGCGCAGCAGCTCAAGGAAGCGCAGCAGCACCTGAAAGAAGCGACCAAGGCGGCGACGGACGCCACCGACAAGAACAACAAGGCGCAGAAGGACGGCGTCGAAGGGTCGCCCCAGGTCGTCGCGGCGAAGAGGGCGATCAAAGAGGCCCATGACCGTGAGGCGAGGGCGCAGGAGGCTCTTACCAGGGCGCAGGAGCTGGCGACGAAGTCGGTGGAGGCGATCGTTCGCGCGCAGGAGGGGCAGCGCAAAGCGGCGGAGACGCTCGTGTTGGCGCAGCAGAAGCAGCAGAAGGCCGCCAGGGACATCATCACGGCGCAGCAGGACCTGGTGAAGTCACAGCGGGGCGTCGTCGACGCGCAGCTGAAGGCATTGCGGGCCCAGCAGAACCTGACCGCGTCGCAGGACGCGCAGGCCCGGTCACAAAGGAACGTGACCGCCGCCCAGGGCGACGCCGCAACAGCCGCCTCGAACCTCGACGCGGCCAACGGCAAGCTCGCGAAGGGCCATGACGATCTCACCGCGGCACAGGAGAAAACGAAGAAAACCGTGGCGTCGGCGTCCGACCTGCTGAAGGCGCAGAAGATCATCCTCGGCGAGCTCACGAAGGAGTTCGGCGGTTCCGCTGTCGCCGCCGGCGACACGCTGCCGGGGCAGATGAACAAGTTGAAGCTGTCGTTCGAGGACATGGCCGCCCTGGTCGTCGCGAAGCTGATGCCGTCGGTGCTCCGGTTCACGATCTGGGCGAACCAGGAGATGCCTGTCGCCTCGGCGAAGGTGCAGGCGATCCTCGCCTCGCTCAGTCAGTTCTGGGAAGCGCATGGCCGCGCGATCGTCCGCGTCCTCGACGACATGATCCAGAAGATCAGGATCACCCTCGAGCAGATCCAGACGGCCGTGAAGCTGTTCTCCGACATCCTTCACCTTCGCTGGGG